AGCCGTGAGCGTATTGCCGACCAAACCATCGGTACCGCTAACAGCCGTAACATCACCAAGGAGAAAGTCCTGGTGGTGCTTAAGGAATACACTGGTCCTGCCGACCCGGGTGATCCGACTCAGCCTTCGACCTTCAAGATTGCTCGCGAAACCCTGATCACGGCCCAGCGCCTGCTTCTGGATTCGGGCAACCTGAATATGTTCCACCAGTCGATCGGTAGCCTGACGCTGCTTGACGACTATCGCCGTTGGCGTGACCGCGTCTTTATTGACGAACTGTCGAAAGCAGAAGCCAATGGCGCTGCTTCTACTACCCAAGGTGGTTACTACTTCGCTGGTAACAAGATCAAAGATTCCTCTGGTCGTGTCAGCTACACCACTACCGAATACGGTAATGAAGTTCAGCAGTTCCAGGTGCGCACTGACCTGCTGACTGTTGTTAAGGATCTGCGCAAGCGTAACGTTCCGACCTTCGCTGATGGTCTGTATCGTTGCATCTGCGATCCTACCTTCATGATGCACCTGCGTCGTGATCCTGACTTCCGTGAGATTGCGCGTTACTCCGGTAACCCTGGCCAAGGCATGTACATGGGTAACCCCATGATGCCTAACAACGCCAGCTTCTACATGGGTCCCCAGGCTGGCCAAGGCTACTTCCTGGCTGGTGAACCTGTAATGCCTACTGGCGTTCAGTTTGAAGGCGTGAAGTTCTTCGAGTCGACTAACTTCCCGACCAAGAGTGTGAGTGCCTCCTTCGATGGTGGTTCCACCTATGCCTCCAGGGAAGCTGCTCAAGGCTTCTTCTTCGGTCCTCAGTCTGTTGGTGTTGGTATCGGCGGCCCGAACGCTCAAGTGCTCATCAACAACAACGATGACTTCAGCCGTTTCATCATCCTGATTTGGCAACTGTACGCTGGTTTCGAGATCCTCAACAAGGACTTCGTGACCACTGCTTACAGCTTTGTGCAAGATGACGGCACCATCTGATAACTAACGTATAAACCACAACATAGGAAAAGATAAATGACCTATTTGTCCGCTAAAAAAATCTTCCCAGGTAACTGGGCAGAACCCCTGAACGGTTGGTACAAGAACATTGATGCCGACTACGCAGGTACTGATGACGGCTCCAAGGGCGGCCCCACTTCTGTGCTGGCTGTCCCTGGCTACCGTTACTTCCAGCAGCGTGGTTACGTCCCTGTGACTGCCACCTCTGGCTCTGGTGCTGTGTCTTCTGCTGCAGTGATCGTTCCCTCGCCTTACCGCCAGGACGACACCCGCCCCGACATCACCGGCATGGTGATCTCTGGTAGCAGCACCCTGCCTGCTTATGTGTACCGCGCCACCATCTCCGTTGCTTCTGGCTGGGGTGACGGTCGTGTTTCCTCTGGTGTTTATGCCGCCACTGGTAACGTGATCTCCTTCGGTCGCAGCAATGGTGGTAGCCCCACCGCTGCCTCCGGTATTGGCGAAGGTGTGATCCAGGCCAACCTGACTTCCACCGTGTCTGGTACCCAGGCTGGTGAGATCTTCTTCGCTGCTGGTTCCGCTGCTTACAGCACCAATCCGTTCCTGATTGCATCCGGCGCAGCCGGTGTGACCGCTGGTAACGTGAACTACGCTGTTACCTCTGCAACCACCCTGCGTGTGTTTGCAAAAGAAACCGCGAATAGCACTGCTACTTCCGGTGGCTTCTACATCTCCAGTGGTGATTCCACTGGCGGTCGTACTGGTTACCTCGTGGTTGAGTGCTGCTACGTTCAACCTGACGTGGCACCTGGCTACGAAGATATCGATGGCTACCTCCTGGGCCGCACTGTTAGCTGATTAGGTTAAACTAAGACCAGTAAGTAACTGGTCTTATGTCAACCACTGCAGCAATGCTTTATCAGCACAAAAAAACAGGTGCAAGAGTCAAGATTGTAAGCGAATGGGATAACGGCGACTGGTACATGGTCGAAGATCAGGACGGTCGCCTTTATACCGCTTACAGAACTGAACTTACACCTGATGAGGCTGCTACCAAAACGGTAAAGACGCTTCAAGTAAAAGATAAAGCTGCTCAGGAAGAGCCACGTACTTTCCCCCCGGACAACCGTTTAAATATCAATTCAGCTACCGCCCAGATGATCGCTGATCATATTAAGGGCATTGGATTGAAAACAGCCCGAGAGATTAAAGATCTTCAGATGTCCTTATCGGGTGAAAGGTTCAACAATCTCGAACAGTTAAAACAAATCAAGCGAGTTGACTGGGATGCGGTGATTGCTGCGGACCTGATCAGGGTTTGATTACTCATCTCCAAACTATGCCCCTGGGAAACCAGGGGTTTTTTAGTCTTACAATTAAAAATAAACAGTAATATGGCTGGCATCACATTTAAAGGACGTGTTGGTTCTACCGGTAGATCAACTGGTCCGCATTTACATGTTGAAGTAGAAGATCTTGCGACAGGTGCTCGTATAAATCCGGAAACAATACGTACTCCTCTTGCTGGTTTACGTATTGGTGAAAAAAGAGTTCCGGCTTTAATACAAACTCCGGAAGGTAAATTTGCTTTTAATCCAGAGGCTGGTATTACAGTCACTTCTAAATTTGGCCCCCGTGGAGGGCGTCAACACCAAGGTGAGGATTGGGCACTGCCAGAGGGAACGCCAGTCTTTTATGAAGGAGCGGGTAAATATGTTCCTTTAGCAAATCAGGGTGCTTACGGAAACCTGTCTACGTTTGTCACGGGAGATAATAAATACAAGATTCGTTTAGGACATATGCAGTCCTTAGGCGAAGCCGCTGATTTAACAGGTACGAAAGTAGCCGATCCTTCTGGTGCTGGCACAGATCCTAAAGAGTTTTTAATGGGTTACTTGCTTGGCACTGGCTTTGCGGGTGAGCCAAAAGAAAGTAGTGCAACGAAAATGAAACGTCAATTTGTCCAGCAGTTATTACAACCCGCTCAAACAATCAATCCCATGGAGTTACTAGCCAGCCTTCCTAATCCATACGCCGTTTAATTCACTGCATTTATAATTGAGAACATACGGAAATAAGCTGTGCAGCTCAGCGATTTTGACAAGAGTAGAGTCAGGTATCACCTAGGCTACTTCACGGTTTCCGTGCCGGCGGGTGACTATGCCCGACTTGAAGAAGCCATGAACACCGTTCCGGATTCATACTTCTATGACAAAATTGCTATCCAAATTGGACGTTGCGACACTGCTGAAAAGAGGACTGAAGTTGCTACTTCACCCTCTACACGCATCGAAAACATTGTTGGTGACGTTGATCGTACGATCAGATCCAGTAATGCCAAAGAGGCACTCAAGGTTTGGGATGAGATTTATCTCTACGAAACCAACCGTTTAGCCGGTATCCTTTACGTACCTAACTACAAGGATCCGTTCCAGGCTCGTTACCGTTACGAGCGTTCTGGCGCTGAGTTTATTCAGGCGCTACCAGGCCCGGCTGATACGGCTGTGGGTTCTCGCATCTATTTACATGAGGTTTGGAGGTAGTTATGCCTATTGGATTTGTTGGCCCAGCTTTACAAGGCGCGCGTTTACTTGCGCCTCAGATTGGGCGATATGCTATGGGTGTAGGTTCATTACTGAGCGCCGGCTTAACTGGTTCTGCAGCTCAACGAGGGACTTCTTCCATCCAAAATCGTCAAGTTATGAATCCACAATTCTTGCGTCCTGATTATTCTGGCGCAGGAGAACGTGCACGACGCTTTCAAGAATATAGAACAGGTCGTGATATTCCAGGGGCCAATACGGATTATTCCGTGCGTTTTAATCCTATTGGAGGAACTCCCCAAGAACGTGCGCAAGCCGCTGAGACGTCCCGCATTGCTCAGTTAACCGCACAAGATCCCGAGCTTCAACGCTATGAGGCTGCTCGCCTGAAAGCCGTAGCACCTGGTGCAACAGCAGAACAAGTGCAGTCTGCAGAAGATATTGGCATGCAGATGTGGCGTCAGAAGTATGGCACCACTCCCATGGGGCAAACGGGTGGCGCAGTTGGATCTTTTAACCCCTTGATGCAGAAAACTTTTGGCTATCAGTCCGGCATGGCACCGGATCAACTTACTGAGATGCAAAAGACGGCTGCTCCAATCCCCGTGGCTCCAGGGGCCATGCCTTACCAGATGGGCGATCTTGGCACCCGTGTTTCAGAAACAGGGTATGATCCTGCTGCTTACGGATTAACACCAGACAAAATTGAGGAAATGAAGAAAAAACTTCTTCAACAAGCAAGTAAGTAATCTAATTGGCATTGCTTAGCATGTAAGCCCAACCTACTGGACACGAATCTTTGATTCACGGGGGCCAGTGTTGTTGCTTTAGATCAATGATTCTCTGCCCTAATTTTGTTAAACGCCTTGCGACCAAGCTCAGCCTCGTTGTTGCATTACAAGCTGTATTTATTCCTGGTCTCAAAGCGAGTTCAAATTGGGTAGGAGAATGAGGCAATAAAAATGACAGAACGCGAATTACTTCAAAGCTTTGTACCAAAACCCGCCATTCAGAATGCTTTACGAGTAATTCGTTTTGCAGAAGGTACTGAACGTGGTGGACCGGATTCTTATCGCGTTATGTTTGGTGGCGGTCTTGCTCCAGACTTAAAGCGCCATCCAGATAAAGTCATTAAAGGCGGTAAATATTCAAGCGCTGCAGCAGGCGCTTATCAGTTCATGCCGTTCACTTGGGAAGCCCAAGCAAAAGCTTTAGGACTGTCTGATTTTGGTCAACAAAGCCAAGATCTTGCGGCAGTAAATCTCATGCGTAATCGCTTGATGCCGATTGGTGGTTTATCCGTTTTAGAAAAAGAAGGCTTTAGTCCGCGTGTTTCCGCTGCCCTAGCACGAGAATGGGCCTCTTTGCCAACTGAAAAAGGTGTAAGTTACTACGGACAGCCGGTTAAGAAACTTTCTGATCTTCAAAAAGTTTATAACCAGCCTTCTAATAACCAAGCCCAAACAACAACTACGGGACAAGAAACATCTTCTACCGGTTTCTTCCAAGGCTTTTTATCGGCAATGGAAGGCAGCAAACCAAAAGATGTATCTGTTTCCGATTTGTTAAAACAAGAGCTGATGGGACAGCTCTTGACGCCTGCACAACCTCTTGCCATGAATCCATTTCAAATGTTGCTTAACATGAATCCATATGGTTAAACCGCGTTAGAATTGACG